CACATCCTCTACTACCAATGTAGCCTCTCCCAAAGGGTTCGTAAGAGTAGTAAGTGTAGTAAATCATTCCAATTCTCCGTTCCGCGACTTACTTGCGTCAGAGTTTCCTCTGATGAACGATAGGTCTATTATAGACCCTATACCTTATTTAGTCAACCCCACACTCAAATTTGTCAAAAATGACGGATGTTGTCATTTTATTCAATGCTTCATCACCATAATTATCAAGCATATATTCACACATTTCAGAAAAAATTTTTTCGGATTTTTGCTTATTAAACAAAATATTAACTTCAGATTTAATAGAACTCATAAAAAATTTAAGTTCTTCTCTATTCGTATATTTGCCGGAAAGTAAATCATACCTTTTAAAAAGACGAAAGTATTTTTCTCTTTCAATCTCAGTCATAAATCTTTTTACAATAATCATTTTTTTTACAATTTTTCTGAGTTGTACATAATCATCATGATACTCAGGCAAATCTAAAGATTCAAAGTAATCTTTTTTAACTTTAAGTGTCAAATACAATAACCAAATTTCTTCATCCACAAGAGAAAATTCATCATCTGATAATGCAGAAATACTTTCGGAATTTAAAGGTAAAATATCATTAATACAAGACAAAAAAAGTTTAAATTTACAATCTACTAAAGACGAAATTCTTTTTGGTCTCTGAAGATCAGATGGAGTGAGAGGAATCATTTCAAGTGTCATGTCATTGTGATTGACTACCCCCGTATTATACACGAAAAACCACCCCTATGAAGAGGTGGTGTGACAATTTTATAATCGACCCTACAGACCAAAAAATTGCTGGAGATTTTTTCTCGACTTTTTTGGAATTATTTCCGCTTTTTGGTTGGGGGTGGTGGTTCCAGTCCCCATAGTTTTGGATTGATTCTTCCCATACCAAAGTCAATACCTTTTAGATTGTCACGAAACTTATCCCAGTACATATTAAAGATACGAACTTCTTTTTGACTGCGAGTCAAATCATATCTCGTTTCTCCATCAACCACATAAGTGATTATCATAGCATCATAAGGACAATCTTTAGTAGATACTTGTTCCCAAGTCCCATTCTCTATCAGTATATCACACCCATATACGGATTTAGAATTTTCTTTTTCTGATGATGTCCATGAGGTCATAGACTGTTCCTCTTCTATTTTGATGGGAGCATTTCCCAATTGATTTGCCATAATTATGAACGATTTCCCCAAGTAATGTCTGGATATGCTTCACTTACAATTTCTTTTGTGATCTTATATCTATCGGAAAGTTTTTTATCCTTACAAAGACAAATAATCTCTGCCTCTAATGGATGAAGTCCCTCAAGAATGTTAATGAACATCGTTTCACGACGAACACCACTCATAGCATCATTACCACCCTTAAGAAAGTGATAGAAGTTCTTAAACTCTCTACGAATTGTAGTGTGTCCGTTCTTATCACTCGAACCCATAGAAAATGAATCCATTTCATGCATTCTACGGACTTCTTCTGTGATTTTAGTGCTCAGAGTTCCATTTGATGATGCCTGATCCTCAAATCCAGAATAAGGAACTTCTCCTTCAGGAAGCATAGAAATTATGCTTTCATCAAAGTTCCAAATCAATACTGCTTTTAAAGAAACATGTTCATACTTCTTAAGAACTTCAACCTTCTTTGCCTTACTTCTCTGTTTGGAAACAAGATCTAAAACTTCAAAGACAAATGGATTTTTTGGAAGTTCTAATGATACTGCCTTAGTCGTTGTCGTTTTCTTCTTCGTTGCTGTCGTCATAATATTCAAAATCTAAAATGATTATACCCTATTTAGTTTTTAGAGTCAATAATCGTAAGTGTAATACATTCTACTCTGTTGTGATCCGCAATAATATTTATACAAGAAAAGGTGCCGAAGCACCTCCTCTACCTGATAGTTGCGAATCACACAGGTATTGTTATTTAGTCCTCCTCTTCATCATCACACTCTTTATCGTCAAAATAATCGGGATTAAAAGATACTGCTAAAACTTCATCTGGAATAACATTACCATCTTGATCGTAGAATTCTGGATGCAACTTGGGAATTTCCCGATAGTTCATCATGTATTCTCTGGCAGTCCAACCAATCATCAGTCCCATCATGAGAAATAAAATAGTCAGAAATGAACCAAATACTAAACTAGTTGCTAACATTTTTCTTACTCCGGGATGTCTTGATGGAAAACTCAAAATGAATATTTACTTTCCATCTCAGAAAGCAAACCATCTTTTCGAATATAATGTGAAATGGTTTTGTTTGCTTTCTCTTACCTCCATTAAGCAAGAATTCAATACCACGATTTTTGTGGTCTTCATTTTTATTTATGTTAAGACTTGATGACTTGTTGTTCTCTGAGGAATTTGATTGTGTCAACACATCCTCCTAATTTTTTATTGTCACATACTACCTGCGGAAAAGTAGAACCCCTACCAAATTTAGCATAGAATTCTTCCCGTGTAAAGTCCTCTTCAAGATTATAAGATACGAACTGTGTTCCTGTCAACTCTAGTACTTGTTTAATCTTATAACAGTGAGGACAATTTTCTTTTGTATATACTTTAAAATTCATAAATTAATCTCCGATTAAAAAATAATTTCCAATTACAAGACAATCTATATCAATACTTTCAAAAGTTTTAATAGCATCCTTTGGATTCTCTACAATTGGTTGACCATTATCATTGAAAGAAGTATTTAAAAGAACCGGACAATCAGTTTCTTTGTTATATTTTTGAAGAAGTGTTGTAACTTCTGGATGCAACTTTTCATTTACAGTTTGAATTCTACATGAGAAATCTTTATGTGTGATCGCACCAAGTTTCTTTCTTTGATGTGGTTTTACTACCAGAGAGTATAGCATATATTCATTTGGATATACATCTATAAAGTATTCTTCTTGATATTCTTCAAGCATAATACCCGCAAATGGACGCCACTCTTCTCTATGTTTAATGCGAGTATTGATTGTCTTTTTATTTTCTTTTAATGATGGGTTCATCAGAATTGAACGAGAACCAAGTGCTCTAGGTCCAAACTCTGAACGATTTTGAAACCACCCAACAATTTTATTATCAGCAAGAAGTTTAGCAACCTTCTCACACAGTTCTTCAAAGTTATCAAACTTCTTATAGTTTTTCCCTTTAAGTGCTTCCTCAATCTCTTCTTCACTATAAGTGCGTCCAAGAAGTGAAATATTGTGTGGGAGAGTTACTTTTTCTTTTGCCTTAAAAACACCATAACATGCAGCACCAAATGATAATCCAGTATCATCAGGAAATGGTGGGATGTGCATATTCTTTACAATTTCATTCTTACGAATGACAGAGTTTGTGAGAATATTCAGAAACACGCCACCAGCAAGGCAAAGATTTTCATCAATATATCCTTGTTCTTTGAGTGTCTTCATATAAACAAGCATTCCCTGTTCAAAATTATGTTGAAGAGTTCTTGCTTTGTTTTCTGGACTCATGTTTCCATAAACATAATCCTGTCCAGGAAAAGAGTTGAATGTAACTGAAGGAATACCTTCAAAAGTTTGTCGATAATCTTTTTCAAACTCTTTTATATTACCATATGCCGAAAGACCCATGACCTTGCCACAGAATGTCTCACGATACTTTGGATCAGTAATATTAATTTGTTTCTGAACCATCTCAATATAAATTTGATATGCCCATATCCAATAATAGTTTCCGAAGTTATTCAGTTCAGGAATACCGGGATGATACCTAAAAATACCTTTTTCTTTATTAAAGTGTCCTATAGAATGATTCTCTGTAGAAAAAGCATTTCCAGTAGAATTGAATAAAATAGATCCAGCATTATCCATCGTAATAAATGTCCCTTCATTGTAATCTGAAGAGAACACTGATGAATATGCATGACACATATGATGAGATACTATCTCAACTTTTGCTTTTGGGAAATATCTTTTAAGTTTAGATTGAAGAGTTTGATTAATATAATTCTTATAGAAGTTTATATTTGCCATCGATGGAACGACAACTACATCAATATCTTCTTTAGAAAGATTCCCTGTCGATAAACAATAGTCTATCGATTTTCGTGGGAAGTTTCCATCATATTTAATACCAGTAAGTCTTTCTTCACTGATACTAGTTACATGATTTCCATTAGAAAATAAAGACACACTTGCACCATGTGTCCAACTTTCATTCGTTTGTTCCCTCAAACTAGGATTATCAGAAATTAAAACATTCCATCCAATCGCACCATAAAGTCCAATAACATTCATTTATCAACTGCTTCTATAATTTTATCAAAGTTAAAGATTTCTTCATCCTCATCCACATAAGGATACTCTGCTTCTACTCCAGTAAAATCAAAGTCAAACAAATAACTATTTGGAAGTTTAAAGTTGGCAGGTTTCTCTGCTTGAATATTGGTATGTATATCCCATCCAAAGACCTTTGGACTAGTTCCATTCCATAATACCACAGAAGGCAATTTCAATGCTGTTGCTGCGTGTTGTAGGCAACTATCAATAAGTATTCTCTTCTCACTATTCAGTAAGATACTTACAAGTTCCATATTACTCATTGGATCTTGAACCACTTCCACACCATTTAATGCTTCAGAAGAAGGTTTTTTGACTTGAAAAATATGATACTTATCAGAATAATGATCTACAAGTTTTTGTGCAAGTGCCACAGGCATATCTCTTGCCCATAGATATGGTCTCTGTTCATTATACATTCCACCATTAGTTTGAAGAACCATAATAGGTTTTTCGTTTGCACGACTTTCCCAAAATTCTTTTGCAATCTTTTTCTGTAAAGGATTAAATTTAATATCTGGCATTTCACCTCGATATTCTAATCCATACATCTTAGACCAAGTTTGAATCAGAGGCAGTTTTTTATGAATATGATCAGTAGTGAAATAAGGTTCATTATGGAAAATTATTGAATCCTCATTTTCAATATAACTTTGATAAAAATAACTTGTATTGCCAAGTTGATATACTCTATCTACAAATGGAAGATTTTGAAATATTTCAGACCAGACAGAAACAACAATAAGTTGTCTACCTGGATGATTGTTTTTAATACATTTAGCTACTGCTGTTGCGGCAATATGTTTACCAAACCCACCTTGAACATGAAATATAGAATACTTAAGTTTTGCCATAAAATTACCAAGGAGTTTCTTTGTTTACTGTAGCAGGTGCTGGGGGATTAAGAACAGAATTGATCCAAGAAGTGTGTTGTGCAGTGACTCTTTCTTCTGCAAGTTCATCTGCAATCCAACCCAATACAATCTCTTCAGTCAAGTCTGCAAATGCAACAAATCCTTCAGAATCTGGAGTAACATCTTCAGAATTAACTTGATAAGTTTCAGAACCTTCAATTGTAGTTCTTTCTACATCAGAATCATCAGAGGATACCCATTTAACTTGAATATCACAAACTATATTGTTTCCATCATTTCTGACTTCAAGATTTTCAATTGTTCTTGTGTGTGTAATTGCCATTTTATTTTAGTTAAATCTCTATTATTTATTTAAAGATAATATTATTATCCTTTGTAGGTGGTGCCTTTACCTTAGGAGTTACCGTAACAATATCAGGTGTTCCCCAAAACTCAAGTCGTCTTTTGTTTTTTTCATAAAGATCAAGAATTTCTTCTGGAAGAATTGATGCTGGTGGAGAAGAAGTTTTCTTGACCTCAGAACGAACCTGATGCATATCACTTAGTCCATAAGTTATCAAATCATCTTCCCTATGAATATTTGAGATTGATCCAAAGTCATGATCATAAAACTCTTCCCCAAGAAAATCATAGATGTCTTCCATTATTTTTTCAGGATTATCTACAAGATCATTATAGTCCACAAAATGCATTTTGTCACTTACATTTTGTTGGAATCCCATCATAATTGCATTCAGTGACTCATAAACAATACCACCATCATTTAGAAGATACATACATCTATTCAAATCATTAATAGGTATATCAGTTTTGATTAATTGTTCATCTACAAAATTAATTCTTGGTTGGCCTTCCTGAAAAGGATTTCGATGAATCATTGTCAGAATAGAAGTTAGAATCTCATCTATTCTACGAACTGGAACAAGAATCTTTGCCTGTTGTCCAATGTACCCTTCAATATAAGGAACTCTTGCAGTCCATGCACGATTTTTATCAAAGACAACTGGTTTTTGAACATCACTATAAAAATGATGTGGAATGCTACCAATGATCTCTCTGACTTGATCTGGTTTTGGATATCCATGGTACAACTCATTACCCATAAAGTTTTGCTCTACGGCAAACATTGCACCAAGAACTGGACTTGATGGTCCAGAATAAAATCTTGGATTTTGATTTAAGATTGAAGAAAGCAAAGTGCTTCCCGAACGGGGAAGCCCTGCCATAAAATAAAAAGTTTTATCCATTCATTTATCATTCAATACTATTATATATTATACCATAAAATCAATTATTCAGTAAAGAATTAACTTTTTCTTCCAGTGAAGATAATCTTTCTTTGAGTTCTTGGTTTTCGACATCAAGTTCTTTGATTGCATTAACAAGAACAGGAAGTAAGTACTCATGAGTAACACCCCACTTATCTATGTTAGATTTTGATGCAATGATTGTTTCATCACCTTCAAGTTCTGCAACCTCTTGAGCACTGAATCCATATCTGACTCTTTCATCAGTAACCTCATTCGTTTCTCTATTCTTAAATGAATATTTGATAGGATTAATATTCTGTAAGAATCCTCTTCCATGAGGTACATCACCATAAACACACTTATCTCTAATATCAGAAATAACTGTCCATGCTACTTGTATTGCGGCACATGAATGATCTGCATTACCCATAACAATACAATTGCTACTTGTCGTCAGATTAATCAATCCTGATGGAAAAAATCCACCAAATCCAGATGTTTGTCCAGCATTATAACCAAACGCAATATTATTACTACCTGTTGAATTATTGCATCCTGCACTATTACCTAAGAAGGTATTATAATTTCCAGTGGTGTTGTTCCATCCTGCACTAGAACCAATGAAGTTATTAAAAAATCCAGTGCAGTTGGAGAGTCCTGCCTGAAAACCAAGGAAGTTATTATTACCTCCAGTGGTGTTGTTGAGTCCTGCACTATTACCTAAGAAGTTATTATTACTTCCAGTGGTGTTGCATTTTCCTGCACTATTACCTAAGAAGTTATTATTATTTCCAGTGGTGTTGTTTCTTCCTGCACAATTACCAAGGAAGTTATTATTAAATCCAGTGGTGTTGAATCTTCCTGCATAATTACCAAGGAAGTTATTATAATCACCTTCAGTAATGCTATTACCAGCATTACATCCCATAAAGATATTAAAGCAGGCAGTTCCAGTAGAAGGATCATAAGAACCACCAGCACCACCACCGGCAATTAGGTTTCCATCTGCATCCTGCTCAAATCCAGAAGTAGGTAAGTTTATTAGATTAGATCCATCACCATAATAGAAATTAGCGGTTACAATACCGGCATTAACGATTTGAGTATTACCAGGATCAGCAGCACCTGACGGAACAGTAGTTCCAAATCCGACATTAAAACTTGAATCTCCATTGATCCAAGTATTGGCATTAACACCAATTGCTAACTGATTACTTCCTGTGGTGTTTGGAAGTTGGACATTATAACCAAGTGCAATGTTACAGGATCCAGTGGTGCTGTTTCGTCCTGCATAAGTTCCTAAGAAGGTATTAAAACTTCCAGTGGTGTTGGAGGATCCTGCACGACGACCAAAGAAGTTATTATTATTTCCAGTGGTGTTGTTCCATCCTGCACTAGCACCTAAGAAATTATTATTACTTCCAGTGGTGTTTGAACATCCTGTTTGATCACCAAAGAAGTTATTATTAAATCCAGTGGTGTTGAATCTTCCTGCCAAATATCCACTGAAGTTATTAAAACTTCCAGTGGTGTTGAATTGTCCTGCACCATTACCAATGAAGTTATTTTGACTTCCAGTGGTGTTGCAGTATCCTGCATTAAGACCTAAGAAGTTATTATTACCTCCAGTGGTGTTGAGTCTTCCTGCATTAAGACCTAAGAAGTTATTATTAATTCCAGTGGTGTTGGCGAATCCTGCACAATTACCAAAGAAGTTATTATTACCTCCAGTGGTGTTATTGACTCCTGCCCTATTACCTAAGAAGTTATTACAACTTCCAGTGGTGTTGGAGAATCCTGCACATAAACCAAAGAAGTTATTATAAGTTCCAGAACCAGAAGCACACTTACCAGCATAAGTTCCTAAGAAGTTATTATGTTCTCCAGTGACCGTTGCACAACGACCGGCACCACGACCAATCATATTGTTAGATGATCCAGTGCCGTTGGCGAATCCTGCATAAGTTCCTAAGAAGACATTACAAGAACCAGTGGTGTTGGATCTTCCTGCTAGATCACCAAAGAAGTTATTGCGATTTCCAGTGGTGTTGGCTCTTCCTGCATGACGACCAAAGAAGTTATTACAACTTCCAGTGGTGTTAGATGTTCCTGTATAAGAACCAAAGAAGTTATTTTCATTTCCAGTGGTGTTGCGGTATCCTGCGGAATAACCAAAGAAGTTGTTACAAGATCCAGTAGTGTTGTCTCTTCCTGCAGCAGGACCAAAGAAGTTATTAATAGATCCAGTGGTGTTGAAGCATCCTGCACAATATCCTATGAAGTTATTATGAACTCCAGTGGTGTTGTTTCTTCCTGCACTAAAACCAAAGAAGTTATTAAAAGTTCCAGTGGTATTGTAGTATCCTGCACATAAACCAATGAAGATATTAGAACAACCAGAACCAGAAGCACACTTACCAGCATAAGTTCCTAAGAAGTTATTATGTTCTCCAGTGACCGTTGCACAACGACCGGCACCAACACCGATCATATTGTTACAGGATCCAGTGCCGTTGGCGAATCCTGCATAAGTTCCTAAGAAGACATTACAAGAACCAGTGGTGTTGGATCTTCCTGCTAGATCACCAAAGAAGTTATTG